TTTAGCTGTTCTAGGATAATTATGAATTCTACATGAAATATACACTGATGCGGCTATAATTCCATCTCTGTTGTATCCCCTAAAGGTTTTCATTGATGAAATTTTCTTATGTTGTCTTAATGCTTCATCTACAATTATTTTTGATATTCCTGCTATTTTAGCCATTGCCTTAATCCATTCAAATTCATCATATTGTGTTTTTTCTTCATAAGGCATTGATTGCCATTCTGTATATCTTCTAATTTTTCTCATTTCATATGTTGAACGATTGTTACACAAAACTTTACAACCATAAGATGATTGCTTTAACAATGGATTTATTGGCATACCACATCTTGTTGGATCAACAGAACTTGAATCATCTGCTCCATAATATCTCCATTCAGCAGTTTCGTCTAACATGTCTTTATAAATTATACCGCAAGAAGTATTTGAACATATTAAAAACTTCTCAGGTGAATATTTTAAAATACTATTACATAAATCACACTGTTCTCGTCTTTTATTTTCTTGTTCTTCATATACTAATATCAATTCAGCTTCTTTTGATTGTTTTTCATTATCAAAAGCAGCCCATAATTTAGATTTATTTATTTTTCTTTTAAATTTTTTGGTTTTATCTACTTTTTTGAAGCTCATTATTAAACTTAATAAATTTTTCTTTTTAATTCGATTTTGATTAATATATTATAATTTTGACAAATATGGGTAAATAAATATTTATTCGTTTTTGAATTAGATATTAATATTTATTTATAATATATGGGAAACAAAGCATCTAAAAAAAATCAAGATAATGATGACTTAAATGTTAATAAACCTGAAGATATTAATACTATTAAATTACCCACATTATTACATATTGTTGCTGCTAAATATATTATTCAATCGACTTTTCAAGATTTGGAAAACTTACATGATCCTGAATATTGTAATAAACTAGTTGTATTAACATCTGATGTTATTGAAAAACACCTAAATAATTTAGAAGTTACCTTTTTAGATAAAACTATAAATGCTGATAATCAATTAACTACTAAACCTTTGGTTTATATAACACAATCTGACCTAGATTTAGTTGATAATTATAGTATTGATGGTAAAAAAAACAAGTGCTTAGGGATAGCAAGATTTTACATTAAAATTGCTCATTTATTTGCTGCCATAAATAAAACTGTTAATCCGTTATTTACTTATATAGATCCTGTTACTGGTAAAAACAAAACTGTTGGAGTTTTGGATAAAAACTTAATACCTAAGGGACCAAAGGCATCATTATCTAAACTAAATTATTGTTCTCGAAGAATCGCAGCATTAAAAATTGAAAAAGATAATATAATTGTTCCTAATAAACATTGCGATTTAAATAAAAAAATGGGAGAGATTTTTAAAGGTGGTGATGCTGCTGCCGCTCAACCAAATATTGGGAAAGTTCCCTCTTTTTTAGATAATATATTAAATCCTAATAAAAATAAAGATGTCCCAGAAGAAGAAAAAAAAGAACGATTAATTAAAACAGACATTTATGAAAAAGACGAATTAGGTATGGAAGAAATTCCACAAAAAAAAGTCAAAACCAAAGATTTAACAGAAGAAATAGGTATCCCCGAATTAGAAAAATTATATTATGACGATTACGATTACGAAAAAGGTGAATTTAATAAAATGACTGATAAATCTAAAACACAATACGAAGAAGATTTAGAATTATTTTATAAAACATTTTCTGGTAAAAATATACCTTTGGACCCTAATACAAATGAGAAAAAAATTAAAAAATTCTCAGATATTCAAATGCACGATTATCACAATAAAGAACTTTGTAAGAATGAAGATAGTGAATGGAATAAATCTTTTAAAATCGATAATACACAATTATTTACCGATTATGCTAATCATATTCAAAATATGATTAAAAGAAATGAAGATAATGAAGTTAAATTAATGAGCATTTTACATCAACTCTTCAGTATAAGAAATCACGAAGAAACAAAAGAATTATTAGTTTCTATTAATGTTAATCTTAACCATAAAAGTTTGGACGACCTAATTGGTTTCGCTAGAAAAACTATTCTACAACTTTATATTGATTGTGAAGTCGATTTCCAAAAAGGTCTTGATTTACTTGAAGCTATTATTTTATATAGAATGGAGAATACAAGCAAAGAAAGAATCGAAAATTTTAAAGAAAGTCATGATAAATTATTAGGTATGGATAAAAAAACACAAGAACAAATTAAGAAAGAGAGAGCAGAAGAAAGAGCTAGAAGAGAAGAAGAAAAAAAAAACAAATCTGAAATGAAAAAGCCTGAAAATTTTCCTGTAAATCAGAAAGAAAAAATTGATACAACACAATCACTAGATACAAGAAGTGGAGCTGAAGTAGCACAGGATGCGTTTAATGATATGTTTGGAAATTTAACTAAAGAAGAAGCTAATAAAAAAATGCGATCATCTATAGACGAAACAATGAAAAATGTTGATAAATTTACGACTCGACGACCAAAGCAATAGGGGTTTTTATTTCTTGTAAAGGGAATATTTGTCTTGGATTATTATAAATATATTTTTCAAAAAAGCTTTCAAAATAACAATATAAACTACAAAAACAAAGAATTATAAGACAAAATAAATATATTATATTGATGGTTTCCATTAATTAATATGTAAAAAATTTCTTAAATAATTTACATATTTTCTCTCCCTAACTAATCTATTGTTTCTATAATATTTTTTACATCTATTGATTCACACATTTTTCTTTTAATTGCTTCATTGATTGATTCTTTATTATTTAAACACGGTTCATGAACTATACTAGCTATTTTTTGTCTTTGAATAAAGGTTTCTTCATCTTGATTAGGATTTTTTTCATCAAATTCATGTAATAAATTATATTGTTTATTATGAATATTATCAATAGACTGGTCTAATTTATTTATATCTTTTTCCCATGTTTCGCCGTCTTTTATATAAAATTGTAATCGTTTTTTATCACTACAATGAATAGGTCTTTCTGTAACATCTAAAATTTTTAAATTTTTTATTAAAATATTACTTACACAATCTACATAATTCGATTCCATATTTATATCTTTTAATTGAATTTTTATTTTATCTACAAAATCTGTTAAATTCATGGCATTTTTACAATATTCATTTAAATACATATTTATTGAAATATTATTTGTATTTTGTGTATTGGTCATATTATGAATATTATTTGTTGTTTTTCCAGTATTACCGATCTCTTTTAAATGATTGTTTTGTTTTCGCAAAACTTCGTTTATATCTTTCAAATGATTTATTTCGTTATTTTTTAATTCTTGTTTTAATTTTTCATTTTCTGCCATTATTTTTGTCAAAGTGCTACAAGTTTTTTTATGTCTATAAAAACTACTTTTACTCGTAAAATCGTTTGAACATAATTTACAAGTGTATATTTTTAGTGGTTGTATTTTATCATTCGGGCTCGTTTTTCGGCTCGTTTTGCTCGTTTTTGGGACTTTTGGGACTATTTTTCTTAAATGTTTTACAGAATTTAAATGACGAGTGTAATTACTTTTTTTACATGTAATATAGTCACAAATTGCACAACGAAATGTTAGTTTTTCGCAATTATCTGGCTCGTTTTTGCTCGTTTTTGTGGCTCGTTTTTGGGACTTTTGGGACATTATATATTAAAATATATTTTTTTCTAAATAGTTTTTTTTATAAAAAAAAATATATCGTAACAAAAAAAAACTGCACTTTAAAAAAAATACCTACATGATCCTGTAAATTTTTTTTTTCGTGTTTTTTTCGTTATAAAAACTTGGCTATATTTCAAAATGGACATTTTCAAAATGTCCAAAATCAAAAATCAAATTTACTTTTTGTAAAAAAAAACGCGAAACTGGTACCGTTTTTTTAGTGCTCTTTTTTCGGCTCTTACGAACTTCAATAACAAATATTTTATTATTTTATAAAAAATATCTACATTTAGCGTGTCCGTTTTCAGAATTTTTCAATATCCCCTACATATTTCTAGATATGTTTTTGATAGTCATAAAAATTATGGTAAGGTCAGTCTCAGAGAGAAAATATTTTTAGATATTTATTATTATTACACTTATTATGTTAATAAAACAAAAATAATAATTTTAAATTTTTATTTTTGCTCTGAATCATTATTTTGAATATTAAATTCAATTTTTTTTATAAGTTCTGTATTATAAATTATACCAGATGGTTTGTATGATGAAACTTTTTTATAATTATCGTTTTTTGATGATTTTTTTAAAATAGAGACAGGTTTGTCTTTTAATAAAAGATCATTTGGATTTTCAGATTTATTTTTTTTCTTATTTGATTTAACATTGCCGAAACCGTCCATCGATATACCTGTTTTCTTTTTATAATCCATTCTTACATGAGGTGGTATATAATGTGCCCATGAAATAAATAAAAGATTCGGATGTGTATATTTAATAGCAAAACCATTTTCTTTTAATTTATCTATTATATATGCTATACATGATCCGCAATCATATCTAGGAATACCTATGAGAAATTCTGGAACAACAAAACAACAAAAACATAATGAATTTTTTTGTCGAGAAGTATGTTTTATTTTTTGATGAACACGTTTAAGAATTTTATTATAAACTTTTAATTTATTATCCCGTGCAATTTTTTTTTCATTATATAAATCGTCTAAATTAAGTTTTTCAATTATACTATCATCGTCCATATTGTAATGTTATTAGAAAAAAACAAAAATAAAAAAACGACTATTAATTATATATATGACAATTAAAAATTTGGTTATAGGAACAGCCGGAATTCATATTTTTGAATTGGTTGGTGCTTTACATAAATTATTACAAGTAAATTATATTAAATATGATGAAATTGAAAATATATATTGTACATCAGCTGGTTCTATTATGGGAGTTCTTTTTTGTTTAAAAACTGATTGGAATGATTTAATAGATTATATATTAAAAAATCCATGGGAAAAAACATTTGAAAATTTAATTACCACAACCTCCTTATTTTCCGCTTTAAATGAAAAAGGAGTATTAGATAAACAAGTATTTATAAAAATTGTTTATCCTATTTTCAAAGCACACGGGTTAAAAATGACTATGACATTAAAAGAATTATACGAATATTCTAAAATTAATATAAATATTTATACATTTAATATTTCCACTTTTAAATCTGAAGTATTTAATTATAAAACTTATCCAGATGAAATAGTTATAGATGTTTTATATGCTTCATGTGCTTTACCATTCATTTTTAAACCCGTAACTATTGGTGATAGCATTTATATGGACGGAGGTTTAAAAGATGAGTATCCATTGCATAAATGTATTAATGATGGAAATGATAAAGAAACAATATTAGGTATAAAAATAATAGATTCTACAGAATATGTAATAAATGACAGTGATAATATATTTCAATTGGCATATTATTTATTAAGACGATTCATTTTAAATAATAGGAGATATTACGAAGACGATTTTGATAATGAAATAATTATTTCTTGCACTACAGGAATTGATTTAAATAAAGCAACAAATGTATTATCCAATGAAAATATAAGAAAAGAATGGGTAAATCATGGAAAGGAAGAATGTGAAAAATTTTTATTACATAAATTAAATAAATTAACTAAACCCAATAATAAATAATTAATAATAATATATTATTTATTTATTCTTTATAGCCATACGCTACTTGTCTAATAAATTCTTGAAATGTTTCAACTTTAGGAGTGGCTTCATATTCAAAAACTTCAGAGTCTTTAACTAAATATATACTAGGATATCCATCTATCTCTTTCTTTTCGCTATCTTTTAAAAATGTTTTCTCAAACCATTTTACTTGATTTGCGCCTGTTTCACCATTTACTTCTTCAAAATTTATACCGTAACCATTTTCTTTGCTTGTTAGATCTGGATACATAGATTTAAGCATATCCCATTGCGGTTTAGATTTTTTACAATAAGGACACCAATCAGTATAAAAATACCACATAGTCATAGCTTTTTCTTGTTCTGGTGTTTTATTTGTTTTTTCTTCTCCTTCTTCTTCGCCAGGAGGTTGAGTGCCTGTTCCATCTTCCTGTTCAGGATATAATCCCCATTCATCTTTACTATTATCTTTTTCAGTTAATTCATTGTTACCTACATAACCGGGTTGAATAATAGGCGATATATAATTTGTATAAACATAGAACGCTATTCCTAAAAATAATACTATTAGAAAAATAATTAAATAAATATTTGAACCTTGAAACATTTCTAATACCGTATCTTTAGCTCTTATTAAACCATTTGTTACAAAATCACCCGGATTGTTTCCAGAAGTTGGAAGGTTTGCTGTCCCAACATCAACACTAGCAGCTTTTCCAATATTTATATTTCCGGCGGCGGTGTTTTCCATCTATGAAATAGATAAACAATTCAGAATAACAATTTAAACGAATAATCATAAATAATTTTAATGTATATTCGTAATTTTAAAGGTAAAGTTGTTTTCCTTGATTTATCAAAAATAAAATCAGATAAAGATAAATATATATTATTGTGGAAAACTAAATATAATATTCATTTAAAAGAAAATGAAGTATTTAATGATAATCTAAAAGATTTTATAAATGGTGAAAATATTTTTAAATAATTTTTTCTAAAATTAATATAATGGTAACTAAGAAAGTGCGTAAATTTAAGAAATTAAAAACGAGGAAATATAAAAGAAATAAAAAAACTAGAAAAATAAAAAAAGTGTATAGTTCTGATGATTTTAACAGCAATGATGGTATGCTTACTACTGTTTGGGGACCTAGTTTATGGCATACATTGCATACTATTTCATTTAATTATCCCGTGAAACCATCTAGACAAGTTAAAAAAAATTATAAAAATTTTATTATGAATTTAAAGTATGTTTTACCATGTGGAAAATGTAGGAAAAATTTGCCTAAAAATTTAAAATCAATACCATTAAATGCTAAGGCATTAAAAAATAGAGATAATTTTTCTAAATGGATGTTTGATTTACATGAACAAATTAATAAAATGTTAAATAAAAAATCCGGTTTAACATATGAACAAGTAAGGGAACGATATGAACATTTTAGAGCCAGATGTTCTAAATCCATAGAGAAAAAAACCAAAGTCATGATAATGAAAAGGAATAGAACACGAAAAGTAAATAAAGAAAAGGGTTGTACTGAACCATTATTTGGTGAAAAATCAAAATGTATTATTAAAATTGTGCCTAAAAAACAAAAAATACCTACATTTCAAATGGATAAAAAATGTATAAAAAAACGTCGTTAAATTTATAAATTTGCTTATTAGTTTATAAATTTAAATGTTTCGCTACCATAAATAATGAATAAGAATCATGAAAAGCGTTATGCATTTTAAGTTTATGTTTAGTGATTAATCCAAACGCTTTATATAAAGCTCCAGATGGATAACCATCTATATTAATAGATGTTTTTGATTCAACTAATGGTTTCATATCTTTAAATTTTCTTTTAAAATCAGATTGAAAGAATTTTTCCGTGTTAGGATTTTTTGTTATATACCAATCCATATTTTCTTTAATAATATGCCAATCATTACCCCATGAATAAACATTATCAACTCCAATAGTAAATGCATATAAATTTTTCATAGCCAATTCGAAATCCAAACCATATTTATCGACTTTTTCTTGAGTAATACCTGTCAATCTTGTAAAATAATTAGATAATGTCGGATTTTTTTTTGGTTTTATATAAATATTTAATTGATCAATTACTTCACCATCGGAAATTTTTAAACCTCCCATTTGAACTATTTCTTTATGTTCATTTGGGTCAGACCAATTGTTTTTTTGAGAATCAGGCCAAGCGGTATATTCAGTATCAAATACAATATATTCGTTCATATATAAATAAATAAGAACATATGTTTATATTTATTTATTTTAATTGCCAAAATTTGCAAAACTAGCTAAACGTGGAATAGGTCCTAAAAGACCTCCTGAATAAGTTCCATCATTTGCTCCAAAATTTACTTTAGGTAAAGCCATTTTTGCCTTAGAATTATAATAACTATTTCCGCTTACATTTCCCATACCAGCTGCTCTTCTAGCTCCCTGTTGTAAAGTAGAACTAGCACCTTGTTTAGGTTGTAAAAATCCTAAATTATTCATTTGTTTATTAACTCTGTTTTCTCTAGCTTGGGATTCTTGACTTTTTTCTGGATTGCGTTGTTGTGATTGTTGTGCTTCAGTTTCCTGAGCTTGTTTGCTTATATCATTATTTCCTTTTTCATCTTCTACTGGTGTATCGGAATTTGAATTAGGTTTTTCACATACTGGACATTTAGCACATGGGCATTCTGGACACTTAGGACAAACAGGAGGAACAATTTTAGTTTTTAACATATATAAATGTTCATCTCCTTTTGGAACGCCTCTCATTTTACCTTCTACGCCTTTCTCATCATAGCGTTCTTCATTAACACCGCCAAATTCTTGTCCAACTTGAACACATTTGTATTGTGGTGAATCTGTAGCAGTAGCTTGAATGGTTGTTGTCGCATCTGATTGACTAGCGGTTGGTGGTTTGCATTTCATAATTTTCTCCAGTTCTTCTTTTTTTTCATCACTGGCTTCATTATAACTTTTGATGGATTCGGCTTTCCATGTAGCATGACATGCTGCTAATTCAGTAGCAGCGGCCGCTTCTTCAGCTCCGGCTGCATTACTAGCACCACCTGTATGAGATTGTGTTCCGTTATTGCTTGGGTCAGCTGTTCCTGCTGTGGCAGCATTGGCACTAGGGTCGGTTACTCCACTTCCCGTTTCACCAGCACCTTCTACTATATTTCCTCCAAATAATCTAGAATAACCACTGAAAAATCCTTCTTTGTTTTCTGCTGGTAAAAGACCAGCATGAACATTATTTTGAGAAGGAGTTGCCATATTATTTGATTGAGCGTAATAACCTAATTCCACGTCGCGTGCTTGTGGTGGCTTTTTAGGGACAGATTTGCATAAAAATTCTTGACCTCCTTCATTTAAACTTTGAACACCTTCCTTATTTCCTAAACTAGATGGGATAACACCAGTTCCATATAATAATGCTCCAACTAATAATACTAACAATACAATTCCAAATAAATGTAATTTGTTAAGTTTCATTTTCATATAAATTATATAATGAAAAAAAAAATATAATATAAAATATTTGTATTTAATATATGCCAGCATTAACTCATGGAAGAGTAAAAAATGGTTTTTCTGGACCAAATAGAAAATTATTAGCTAGTAATACATGTCCTCCAGGCGGTTTAATAGCAGTAAAGAAAAAATGTGGTATGGGAGATGCTCAAAGAAGAGGAGCACGTATAGGTGGAATAGGTGGTAGAAGTGCTGCTGTAAGAGCTGCTATAAGAAGAAGAATACCTAGAGAAAATGTAGATCAATGTAAAAAATAAATATAAACATAAAATTGTATTTATATTTATATGCTAAGAGCAACACATTTTTTGAAAAAACTAGAAGCTGGAA